TTTTGTGATTGTAAGGTTAAACTACCTATAGCAATGTTTTTACCATGACCATCTTCCGCGCTTAAAGCTTCTTGACCTATAGCTATGTTATCACTACCTCCTAGTAATGCATCTCCGGCTTGAGTACCTATTGCTATGTTTTTTGTTCCTGATGTCATAGCATAACCAGCATATCTTCCTATTGCAACATTATTATCACCTGTAGTTATACCACTTTCCATTGCTCTTGAACCAACTGCAACATTATATTTACCCGTTGTTGCGTTACCCATTGCAACATAACCTACTGCTACATTTTCAGCGTCTGCACCAGCGTTTAAATCTTGCATTGCAAAAGCACCCATAACAACGTTTTTACCATTACCATCTTCTGCAGATAAAGCTTGATAACCCATAACAGTGTTATACTCACCAGTATGTATCGCGTCTCCAGCTTGAGCACCAACAAGTGTATTATATTTACCTGTTGTAACAGCTGAACCCGCGTTAAAACCTACAGCTGTATTAAAAGTATCAGCAGATCCAGTTGGAGCCATGTTACTTAAACTACCTGATCCAACAGCTGTATTTTTATGACCATGTACGTTACTAGCAAGAGAAGCATTTCCAATAGCTGTATTAAAACTTGGTAATATACTGGATCCTAAAGCCGAATGACCTAAAGCTACGTTGTAACTACCTGTAGTTATAGCATCTCCAGCTTCAGCACCCATTACAGTATTACTAGTACCTGATGTAACAGCAACACCTGCTTGATACCCAACAGCTACATTATAAGAATCTCCGCCGTGTGTCAAAGCATTTAATGCTCCTTGCCCAACAGCTACGTTTTTATTACCTGAACCTTCAGTAGCTAAAGCCACATGGCCAATAGCAACGTTAGAGCTACCTGTTGATATTGCTCCGGCGGCACCTGTACCAACAGCAACATTGTCATCACCTGTGGTTAAAGCATCTAATGCACTTATACCTATACCCGTATTGTTTGACGCAGAGGATAACGTACCAGTTGTACTATGCCCAATAAGTAACGAACCTGTAAAGTTTGTACCTTCTATTTTATGAAACAAACCACCTGTACCACTATATAATTCTGTGAAATTATCGTTTGTTATATCAAATGCCGCTCGCAGCGTAGATCCGGTTCCGTCGTTTGCTGCAGATCCTATGTTAATAATTTGTTTAGCCATTTATTTGTTTTTAAATTCTTTTATTTCTTTATGTTTTTTAACTGCGTTTAATTGTTACATTTGGTTAGCATCAGCTGTAAACAAAGTTGAGTCAGCTTTTATTTCAGTGTAGTCTGCAAATAAATTAAATGCGCTTATTCTAGTATCAGCGTTAGTTATCTGTTCGCTATACCCTACGTTTGCTCTTATTCCTATTAAAGGCATGTCTTAGTATATTGCCATTATATCGTCAGCAGTAGTACCTGTGTTAAATACTCTGTCAACTTCAATTGGTAAGAAAGATCCAGCTGCTACGTTTTGAAAAACTATTGGTCTGTATATTTCATATTTTTCAGTATTAGCCATTATGTTTGCGTTAGAATTAGCAACATCTACTAAGCTAAGTCTAGTATCACTTAATACAGCGTCTACAAAAGCAACTGTACCATCAGTAGTATTTACTACAAAATCTCTAAGCTGAACTGTTTTAGTAAAATTTTGAGCAGAATCAACTAACTCATTTGAAGTAGTACCTGTTGCTGTTCCAGATTCTATTACATCTTTTTGCCCAGCAAAATTAACCATAACATTACCAGCTGTTCCAATATAAAGACCAGCACAATTATGCAAATCTGCTTTTAAAACAGTTGTGCTAGCTGTTGATGAACTAGTTAGTTGTTCTAAGCTTTTTGTATCATTTAAATAGTTAACAGCAGCACTACCAATAGTACTACCATCTTTTAAAAGCACAGCTTTTCTAACTGTTTGTACACCTGGTTTTCCTGGTGACCTGTAAGTATTTGGGCTATTCGTTATATCTCCGTATGCCATTTTAAATTTGTTTTTTTTATTATTATCTATTTTTATCTTTGTTGACTAAATTTATAGCTTTAATCATTACTTTATCTGAGTAAGAACCACCTTCCATTATTTTATTTCTTCTAATACTAGTTGGTAAATCTTCTGTTCCTAATAACATCCTGTATATTCTACTAATAAGTTGACTACACTTAAACGATGTTTTATATATTGTATATTTTTGAGTTGTATTATTTCTTTGTCTCCAAACAGTTATCCAGTCGTTACGTCTCAAACGCTCCCACCTATTCTTATCCCATGAAAAAGTATAAACTCCGTCAATATAATCTTTTCTTGTAAATAACTCCATACAGTCAAAGTAAATTAGAAGTTCTAGATCAGCATCTTTTAAATTATATGTCTTACAAGCCCATTTTCGTATAATACGATAATGCTTTAACAAACCTATGCTTCTAAGATCTTTAGCTTCTAATTTTCTCACAAGACTATAACAACGTCCTGTTGTTTTATTACAAGAAATATATCTTCATTTATTTCTATGTTAAACCCAGCGTGTTTGTCGTAATAAATTTTATCATCAGCTTTAACACCTTGAATTAAATCTCCTACGCTTTTTACAACACCTTGTCTATATCTTATGTCTTCTTTTATTTTGTCTGTAAGAAGTAAGCCACCTTTTGTTTTAGTAGCTTTTTCTTTTATTTCTTCTATAACTAAGTAATTACCTATCGCTCTCATTCCTCTCTCATATTACTAATTACACAATCAGTTGATAATATTGTTGAGGCAACAGATACTGCATTTTTTAATGCACTTTTAGTTACTAGTAAAGGATCTATAATACCTTCTTTAATCATATCAACTGTTTCACCAGTTACTACATTGATACCTTTACCTTTACCTTTTTGCGGTACGTATTCCAACCCAGCATTTTCAAGTATAGTTTTATATGGGCTTTTTATTGCTTCTATAAAAACACTACTACCATCGCTTTTGCTTTTAATACTGCTCGCGGCATTTAATAAAGCAACGCCACCGCCTGGAACTATACCTTCTTTGATAGCAGCTTTTGTAGCGTGTATTGCATCATCAACTCTATCTTTCTTTTCTTTTAATTCTACATCTGAGTTTGCACCTACAGATATAACCGCAACGTTACCAGATAATATAGCTAACCTTTCTTGTAGTTTTTCTGTTCTTAAACTAGGGTCTGAAGATTTTAATTGATCTTCAATATCTTTTATTCTAGCTTTAGCTTCTTCTGGTATTTCAGCTATTTTTAATACTGTAGTTTTACTGTCAGATACACAAGTTTCACACTCACCTAGCATATCAGGTGTAATTAAATCTACATCATCACCATATTCTTCATTTATATGCGTTGCTCCTGTTATCGCAGCTATATCATCTAAAAAATCTTTTTTCCAGAAGTTAAAACCAGGTGGTGCAACCACACTAGCTTTAATATTACCTTTTATTTTGTTCATTACAAGAGCAGCCATTGGTTGCTTTTCTAACTCACCTATAATAAGTATTGATCTATTATTCTGAACAGCATATTCTAATACAGTTTGTATTTTTCTAACTATGCTTATTGGTGAGCTTACTAATAATATTAATGGCTTTTCTAATGTTACTGTTTGTTTAGCTGTATCTGTAACAAAGTTAGGATTAGTATATCCTTGATTTATCTGTGAACCTGATACAACTTCAACAGTTGTTTTCTCTGATTTACCATCAACGTCCATCATCACAGTACCGTTTTTACCAACTTTTTTAAAAGCTTCACCTATAATAGATCCAAGCTCTTTATCGTTGTTTGATGATATTGTTGCTACTTGATCAATCATATCACCTTCAACAGGTACTTTAATATCTTCAAGATACTCAATAGTCTTATTACATGCTTGTTGAATATCTTCTTTTATTTTACGTAAGCTATCACTTGTTTGTTTGCTGTTAGCTTCTTTTAATAAGCTATGAGCTAAAACAGTAGCAGTTGTTGTTCCATCACCTGCTTCGCTTACAGTTTTTCTAGCTGCTTCTTTAATTAATGTAGCCCCTATGTTTTCAACAGGATCTCTTAAATTAACAGAATTAGCTACGGTTACACCGTCTTTTGTAATCATAGGTCTTCCCATGAAGTCTTCTAAGATAACACACTTACCGCTAGCTCCTAATGTGGAGCTAACAGCTTGTGTTAATTTATCTATCCCAGCAAAGACTTTATCTTTAGCATTACTACCAAAGCTTAACGTCTTCACAATGTCTTGTGGATTTTGCATTTAATTTAATTTAATTTAGTTAATGTTATTTAAAAGTTTTAACAACTTTTGGGCCATTAAGAAACTCTACTTTTTTACCGTAGTGATCTACTGATCCGTCGATAGCAGCTTCTGCTCCTTCAACTGTTTCTCTT